ATTGCGCTAGATCAAACAAAAAAAGCTTATTCAAATATTGCGGCCTCAAGAATGCGTGACGTTGGTCTTGATGAATACATTTGGCGTCATTCCGGCGGAAGTCAAGTCCCAAGGGGTCACCATAAGGACGTATTGAACGGTGAGAAATTCAAGTTAAGCGAGCCGCCTATCATCGATCCCAAAACCGGCAAACGTGGCAAGCCTGGTGATGCTATCCATTGTTCTTGCTATATGGATCCAGTGATTTCTTTTGAATAGATGTGGTATTTTGCAATAGATGTACAAACGGCATATACTGTCATTTATTGCAATACCTTATAATTAACATAAGCGGAAATAAGAATATAATGCCTCATACGGTAGACGAAAACGGCTTTATTCATATCAAAGATAACCCTATTTCAAAAAGTGGGGTTTTTCAGTATCTCGGTAAAAACATTTCCCCTGATTTAGAGCCTGATAAAGTTTATAACGTTTGGCGCCCTGAAGAAGAATTAAACAACCCTGAAACTATCGAATCATTCAAGCTTACCCCTTGGATCCCTTATCATGAAATGCTTGGTGATAAGTATACTGATGCTGAAGATGTTGGCGTTCAAGGTGTTACGGGTGAAGATGTTTATTTTAAAGATGGAACTTTATATTCTAACCTTAAGCTTTTCGGTAATGATTTAAAGCAATCAATTAAAGACGGTTTAAAAGAATTGTCTTGTGGTTTTGGTTGCGTATGGCAGGTAGTAAGCGGTAAAGCTCCAGATGGCACACATTACGATGCTATACAAAGAAGAATTCGCGGTAACCATTTGGCATCCGTCCCCAGCGGGCGCATGGGTAAGCAGGTTGCTGTTGCAATGGACAGGGTAATTTTTGCCCTTGATAACTTAAACTTAGAACCTAAACCAAATGGTGATATTATGACACTTGAAGAGGCTATGGCCAAAATCAAAGAGCTAGAAGATAAACTTGCTGCAGATAAAAAGTCAGCGCAAGACTTGAAGGATGCAGAAAAGAAAAAAGCCGAAGATGCTGAAGCTGACGAAAAGAAAAAAGCTGAAGATCTTGAAGTAGCTGAAGCTAAAAAGAAAAAAGATGCTGAAGATCTGCATAAAGGCGATAAAGAAAAGCCTGGCATGGATGAAGCTATCGCATTGCTAACTAAAACTGTTGTTAGTCTAGGCGAAGAGATTAAGACAATTAAATCTTCTGCTGTTGATGCTAATGACGTTGTTAAGGCTATCTCTGACAAGAACGCGTTGGCTGAAAAAGCTTCTGCCGTTGTTGGCGCGTTTGATCATAGCGATATGGATAAACAAGCCGTTGCAAAATATGCCCTTGATAAGATCGGCATGGCTTGTGATTCAGGCCAAGAAGTTGCAACATTAAACGGCTATCTTGCCGCCCGTAAACAACCTAACTTTGTTGTTGACCACGGTCAAGATGAAGCTAACAATTCACATTTAAAAGCCTTAGATTTATAGGGTAGGGATTTAAAATGACACAGAAAATCGTATCAAATAAAGCGTTAGGCACTGGTGTTGCAGGTGAATTCTATTCAACTGAACCACAGCGCACACGCGGTAAAATCTTAGTTTCTGCTAGTGAAGCATTAAACTTAATTGCTGTTGCTGTAACTCACGTTGCAGATGAAGACGATCAGGTTGGTGTTGCCGCTTCTGCTGTATTCGCTGGTATTATCGGATCACCTAAATCATTGTTTCGTGTTGGCTTAGACGCTCAAACGGTTATTCCAAACGGAACCGTTATTGAAACCGTATTGCAAGGTTATCTTATTGTTAACCTTCCTGCCGCCGCTGATATTGGTGATTTTGTTTACTTCTCTGATACAACTGGCTTGCTGGTTACGGCCGCTCCGGCCGCCTCGACTCCGGTCGGTCATTCTCGCGTTCCAGGCGGAACAGTACAAATCAAAAACATCGTTGCCGCTGGTCTTGGTATTATTTACCTTGATTCTGCTGGCGATAAAACTGAACCAGTGTAGGAGCTGATTAAATGACTAAAATTATTCACACTCGACCAGCTCGGGATTCAAAAAGCATGGGCGGCGTTGCTTTAGATGAAGCACAATTAACATCCTTAGCTAAAGACCCTAAAGCCTTGGCTAAATTAGGTATTGGCATGGATGCCAAGTTTGCAAAAAATGCCGTTGCTATCGCTATGGATGCCGGCATTGTTACTCCGGTAACCGCCAGCGCATTGGGTACGCCTGTTCAATTCTTACAAGAGTTTTTACAAGGTGTTGTTCATATTCTTACTACGGCTCGCCGTGGTGATGTATTAGCGCCGTTGGTTACTGCTGGTAACTGGCATGATGAAGAGATTGTTCAAACTATTCTTGAGCATCTTGGAACGCCTGAGCTTTACAAGGATCATGGTGATGTTCCGCTTACATCTTGGAATCAAACGTTTGATCGCCGTACCATTGTACGCTTTGAGCTTGGCTTACAGGTTCAAAAACTTGAAGAAGCTCGCGCCGGTGAAACACAAGTTAATTCAGCACAAGAAAAACGTGCTGCTGTTGCTCTTGCGTTTGAAATCTTGCGTAATGATATCTTCTTTAATGGTTTTAATGGCGGTGCAAACCGTACTTTCGGCTTCTTGAATGATCCTAACTTACCGGCGTTCGTTACCGTTGTTTTAGGTGCTGGCGGCAATACTGAATGGGATACTAAAACTGTTGCTGAACGTGTAACCGATATTGTAACCGCTGTTGCTGCTTTACGTAAGCAATCAGGATCACAAGTTGACCCTGAATCAATGCCATTAAAATTGGCTGTTGCTGCTGACGTTAAAGATTTAATGAATGAATCAGATGCGTCATTTTCTAATGGTATGACTGTTAATGAATGGCTAACTAAAAACTATCCAAACATTACAGTTGAATCAATTCCTGAATTTGATGAAGCTAACGGCGGGGATAGCATCTTTTATCTATACGCCATTAATGTTGCTGGATCAGGCACTGATGATGGTAATACTGTCATTCAGATCGTCCCTTCTAAAATGCAAGCCTTAAACAGCGTTACAACCGTTAAAGGTTATGAAGAAGGTTTCACTAATGCAACTGCTGGTTGTTATGTTAAACGCGGTTATGCAGTAGTTCGTTTTACTGCAATTTAATCGAAAGTTTCACGGGGCTTAAACGCTCCGTGAATTTATTTGTATAAACAAAACGGTGCTATCATGAAAACTATTTATTCAACACTATCAAACGATCAAGTATTTCCTTCTTACATCAAAAAAGAAGGTAAAAAAGTTGCAGCTCAAAAAGTAAAAACAGCCATTTTAATTAAAGGCGGTGCTAACGTAGCAGATAAACATCACCAAACTGCTAAGTTTGTTGAAACACAAATCACCGATGAAGAACTTAAGATTCTTCAAGATCACCCATCATTTAAACGCATGGTTGAGCGTGGTTTCTTTTCGTTAAAAAAACCAACTTCAGGTAAAAAAGACAAATGCGCCCCGCTCGATAAAAAAGATATTAAAGCGAAAAACGCGAAAGCAACCGTTGTCACTAATACTGAAGAACCTGAGCAATAAACCATGATCATTGATCTTGATATAGCGTCATTCAGAATAAACTTTCCTGCTTATGCCAGTGAGGCTGATTATCCTGATATGCGCTTAAATTCTCAATACGCTATCGGCAAATGTTTTATCGCTGATAACGATTGCACATTGCCGGAAGAGTGCCGAGAATATGCGTTGCAATTGATGCTTGCTCATTTGCTTAGTATTCAAGATTCAATAGCTTCAGGTAGACCAACGCAGATCGTTACATCCGCCTCTGAAGGTAGCGTGTCGGTTTCATTGGCTGAGCCGCCTAATTCTGATACTTGGACGTATTGGTTTAGTACAACGCCTTACGGCCTTCAATTAATCACCATGCTTGACGCTTCAAGTGTTGGCGGTTTCTTCATTGGAGGAAGCGAAGAGCGCCGAGGCTTCAGAAAAATTAACGGTGGTTTCTAATGGCTCGCGTCACTGTTGATAGAACAGCATTAAAGGCTCTTAGCAAGGCCATGAGTGACGCGAACAATAAAAGCTTGCAAGTTGGTTGGTTTGAGTCTGCAAAGTATGACGATGGAACACCAGTTGCAGGTATAGC